GAGCACATGAATCTGGACACGCCATAGATATTGCTGTTGGTGGTAATCAGGCTCACAGGCTTTTAGAAGCTGCACTAAGCATGGGCATGACAGGTATAGGTGTTAATCAGAAAGGCGCTAATAGATTTATCCACCTTGACGACCTTGAGTGGGCTGAGAACCGCCCTAGACCTTGGGTATGGAGTTACTAGATGACTGTCTTAAACGCTCTCATAGGGCCTGTGACGGGCTTGTTAGACAAGTTCATAGAGGACAAGGATCAGAAGGCTGCGTTGGCGCATGAAATTGCAACTATGTCACAGAAATACGCGCAAGAAAGTGCGTTGGCACAGGTAGAAGTCAACAAAGTTGAAGCTGCTCACAAGTCGCTTTTCGTGTCAGGCTGGCGACCGTTTATTGGCTGGACATGTGGCTTGGGTATGTTTGGTAACTTTATTACCATCCCGTTTAGTAACTTTGTTTTGGCTCTGCTTGAGTTAGACATAGTTATACCTCTGGTTCCTTTGGAGACTATGATGCCTGTATTAATGGGTATGCTTGGGCTAGGTGCAATGAGAAGCTACGAGAAAAAGAACTCAGTACACAGGGATAAGTGATGACAACTATGGAGTTCATCAACTCTACTTGGCCTATATTCATGGGCTTTATTACTTTAGTAATTGTGTTAGCCAAGATGCATGGTGATATTGAAACTATAAAAGAAAAAGTTCGTGTCTTATTTGATTTATGGAATAATAAAAATGACTGATAAAAAATCTACGGTTAATAAAGCAGGTAACTATACCAAGCCTACCATGCGTAAGAATCTTTTTAATAAAATTAAAGCTGGAACTAAAGGCGGTAAAGCTGGTCAGTGGTCAGCACGTAAGGCTCAGATGTTAGCTAGACAATATAAAGCTAAAGGTGGAGGGTACAAGTAATGCTAGTTGAAATTGCAGCAGCGAATGCAGCATTTCAAGTCATCAAAGGAGCATTAGAAAATGGTAAAGAGCTTTACGATGTAGCAGAACAAGCCACTAAATATTTTGATAACAAATCTGCAATAGCTAAAAAGGCTGATCGCTCTGGAAGCTCTGATGAGCTTCAGTGCTTTATGGAGCTAGAAAAAATTAAAGAGCAGGAAGCATGGCTCAAAGACCACATGGTTTATGCTGGTCGTCCAGATATGTATGAGGACTGGTTAAAGTTTCAGTCTGAATGTAAACAAAAAAGAGAACGAGAAGAGCGTTTGCGTAAGCAAAAGAGAGCGGCTGATTTAGCGTTACTTGGGTCAGCATTGTTGTGGGGAACAGGCGCTTTAGTGGTGCTTCCTTTTGTACTCTACGTAGCGTTTAAAGTATTTAAAATTGTATAAAGGAGAGTGCAAGCAATGGCTATCAGGAAACCACAGAAGTCTTTAAAAGCTTGGACAAAGCAGGACTGGGGTACTAAGTCTGGTAAAAAGTCTAGCGAAACAGGTGAGCGATATTTACCTAAAAAAGCTAGAGAGTCTCTAAGCTCTGCTGAGTATGCTCAGACAAGCGCAAAGAAGCGTAAGGATACTAAGGCAGGTAAGCAGCACAGCGCACAGCCTAGGAAGATTGCAAAGAAAACTAAAAAGCATAGAAAGGTATGATACGTTTTATTGGTGTAACATTTTTATTATTTATACTGTCTTGGATGACTAAGAAAGAAGAGGAGATTCTAAATGGCAAGTCCTAGAAAAGGAAAGGCAAAAGTAAAGGTAACTGCTAGTGGTAAAAAGGTTAGCTATGGTCAAGCTGGTAAAGCTAAAGGTGGTGGCCCTAGAGTTAAGCCGGGAACTTCTAAAGGAGATAGCTACTGTGCGAGGAGTTTAGGTATTAAGAAGCGTTTATCTAAAGCAAAGCAGAACGATCCTAATACTCCTAACAACTTGTCACGTAAGCGATGGAAGTGTTCAGGCGCTAAGTCTAGGAAGTAAGATTACTTAACTATCTTCACATCTAGGCGTTCTGCCTGTACTGCTTTTTGAGATACTTCTAAAACAAAAGATGAGTGCTTATGTAAAAGAGTTGTAATAATCTCGATGTTCTCTTCCATTAGTTCAATGCTGGCTAAGGCTGCTACAATCTCTGAATTGACACGCAAAGTCATAGCTAGTTTTGTTTCCGGTGCAATAAATATTTCTTCCATGTTATAACGCCTGTAGTTCTTTCTGTAAGTATTCATGCAGACCTTCTAACTTTAGACCAGCCTCGTTTAAGATCTTTTTGACATAAGGTCTATCCGCATCGTTAAAAAGGGACAAGCCCTCCAAAGGTAACTTACTAAGCTCAGTCATTAAGTTACCCTTGGAGTCAAAATAAACCTGAAAGGAAATAAGATTGCCTCTCATATCTCACACACCCCTGCAACACAAGCAAGTGTCTGAGCGCCTTCAGTGTTATCATCTAGCTCTTCAATATCCCACTCCATATCTTTGGGCATTTCTTTTAAAAGCTTTTGATATGTATCCTTATCTATCTTCTGGTACGGAGCTTGTTTATATACGTGCTCTGCTTCAGGAAGAAAGCTAATGCCGCTGACGCTATCAAAGTTTTCCCAGATCCACTGACACACAGAGTAGAAGTTATCGTCGTTATAGTAACAAGTCATAGAAGGTTTATGCTCGCACCAGTTATCTTGATAGATCTTCCAAAGTTTTAACTGCTCCATAGCACCCATGCTTTCTACTGTTATCGCTTTGTTAGGAGCCTTCTGAGGAAAGCTGAATACCCAGTTAGAGTTATTCATTACATCTTCTTCATGAGGAAAACCCTTGTCAATCATTGCTGTAGCCAACGGATCTTTCTTATCAGCTCGTACAGTCCTAATATAATAATCACTAAAGCGTGGATGAATACCGCTGGCGCTATCAGTCAACTGTGAAACAGTTCCTGAAGGCTTAACACAAGTAATAGCAACTGATTGATTAACTCCTAGCTTCTTGGCCCAATCCTTGTTGGTAAGTATTGCAACGTCTCTGAGAGTCTCTAAGAGCCGCCCTAAAGCCTCTTCACCTGTTGACCCATTAGTTAGCTTGCAGTCCATGATGCCTGTCATTGAGACACCTAGAAGAGCTTCTTCCTCTGTGTTCTTCTTCCAGATGTTACGTAGGTAACGGAAGTCAGTCATGGTGGATTGAAGAGTTCCTAAGATTGTAGCAACCCGCACCTTTTCTACAAGGGTATCTTCTGTATCATCTGCTCTAACAATAACTTCTGATAGGTTACAGAACTGATAGGGCCGTAAAATAATTTCGCTGCAAGGATTAGTACCAAACTTATAAGTAGCGTCACGCCTTTCGTTACGTGCTGCTACTTTCTGAGCTGCAATACGGCTGAAGATACCACGTTCACCAGACTTAGAATCATACAGACGCTTCATTTCAGAGGAGTAAGTATCAAAGTCAGGCTTCTCAGAGTACACGGCACTGTTGTTAGCCAATGCACGTTGACCGTTACCCAAGTACCACTCACCGTTCTTAGCGTTAGCCATGCGGTTATCAGTTACGTTACTCAGTGAGATCAGAGCAGAGCGTCTTACACCGCCTACAACAACGATGTCAGCAATCTTACATACTAAGTCATGACACTCTAGTGACGTTAGCTTGCGACCTGTAGCAACTTTAAACAGATCAACAGTAAAATTAAACAGGTCTGCTAAAGGCTGTGGGCCGCTGGCTCTGCCGCCAAAGGTCTTCAGTCTAGCTCCAGCAGGACGTACCCTAGTCAAGTCACACTTAGGAATCTTACCGGCGTACAAGAGGCTGATAAGCTCTCTGAAGGCACTTGCCCAGCCTACCTTGCTGTCAGACACAACAACCGTGGAGTCAGTCTCATGGAAGCTGTCGGCCACCTCTGGTAGTTTGCTTACGTAGTCCCGCTCTACGCTGAAGCCTACTCCTGTACCACACAACAAGATATACATAAGCTCGTCAAAAGAGCGAGGGCTGTCGATAGGGAGGTAAGAGCAGTTAAACCCTGCAACATTGTCACGGTGTAAGGCTGGCCCTGCTGTCATCATGCAACGCATAGAAGGCATTACTTCCTGATCAGCGATGGCATTGAAAAGCTCTTCGGCTTCTGAAGCACCTAGTTGATTACGCTCTACAAAGAAAGAAAGATAACGGTTGACTGTCTCAGCCCACGTTTCTCTGCGTCCTTCCTCATCTAAGTAACGTGCGTATCTACTCTTGTGTATGTATTGTTGGTATTGATCCATTTTTTAAATCCTCTATGTCCTCAAGTTTTTTTATTTCTTCAAGCTTAATACTCTTAAAGTTTTTATGGTCTTTAGTAATCTTTCCTTTGCGTTTCTTATCGTACTTATCTCTACGCTCAGTTTTTCTATCTACATAGTTCTTATCCATTACTCTCTAGAATCCTTAGTAGTCTTTTCTCGTACCACTCTGCTTTCTTTAGATCCTCCGTCCCGTTTTTGTACGGGAACCTCCAGCGGTACTTCATGCTGTTTCCTCTTAAGTAACCTATAAACTCGTCTCTTGTTAGCATGGCTTCTATTCCGTCGATGCACTCAATGTCTCCACTGTTGTAGTGAGCTGGTCTAGAAACATTATCCCACTCTTCGGGAGTAACGTCATTAAGTTTCTTTCTAGTATTCTGTTTCATTCTTCACTTCTCCATTCGTCAGGCAGCGTGTCAACAGTAAACCACCTGAAGCCGTTGTCAGAGGCCCACTCACCGTGAGTACGCTTAGTACCGTCCTTCCTTCTCTTAGCTTGAGGCATAGGAGAGGAGGCGTTAGCAAACAAGAATACCAGTTCAGTTGTACTAGGTAAAGCTTTCTGAATCCAGATATACTTGGTGAACTCTGCGTAATCCCAGAACCTACCCTTAGCCTCAATGATAATCTTCTTCCTACCGATACGCTTTGTAAAGTCGGGATGATAGTTATGTTCTATTACATAAGGAACCTTGCCATCATGGTGTACCCAATCTTGTAGGAGCGTATCATGTAAAGTCTTTTCCCACTTAGAATCATAGCCACTAGGCTTGTCTTTCTCTATAGGTCGTTTTGCTCTAGGTTTTCTTTTCAATGTATAACCCCTTCTCTTTTTATAACTTCCAGCTCTAACAGAACTAATAGTTGTTGGATAACTTCTGTAGGAACCTCAGCAATACTACCATTGCTACCTAAGAAAAAACGAGCAAGCTCTACAATCGTTATCTCTGGTTCTGTGTCTATGTCTGGAAGCGTTGTGATCAAGATCGCTGAGTCCTTCTAACTACTTCTTCAATGTCTTGAGTGGTGATTGAATCTAACGGCATTGTTCTTAGTAGCCTTTTGATAATAGCCCTAGCACCTCTGTATGAGTATGGCATTGAAAAAGCTGTACCATTTTTAAAAGTATATGGATTGTCTTTAGGTATATTTTTGACACTAACCTTAGCAGCTTCTGCGTCTGACAACAAGCTCTTGAGCCACTCTACTGATATTTCTAAAGCTTTCTTGCTAACTCTTTTGGATAGTCTTCTGTTCATCGTAAGGGAATCTCCAGCACATTAGGTTGTGATATTACTCTGGTAAAATATTTAACGCCGTTAGAATATTTAAAAGCTCTAAGACCACTTCCATTGTTAGAGTCCTTCCAGCACTTAGCTTTGTGAGGGCAGTAGACGCAGCCAGAAGCGAGCCGTAGATTACCTTTCTTACCCTCTGCAATAGGAGGATAACAAATAGAAGGCGGTTCATCTACCTCTAAGCTATCTTTGATATTGCTTATCTTTGTTCTAATGTTCGGCTTGGATAACTGTCCCGGCCTGAACAAGCAGATCTCTCCTGTCTCCTTGTTGATAGCAAAGAAGCCGCCATCCTCTGTGCCTTCTGCTTCCTCGTACCCAGCAAGCTGTGCCATGTAACCGAAGGGATCATCGTCAACCAATGCACCAGAGGAAAACTTTTTAAAAGAGAAGTTAGAGGCTGTCTTAATATCAACTACCTCTCCG